GCGGGGTTTTCATCATTCAGGAACCAGTAGGAATCATGCAGCCGGCACAGCCACAAACGCCGGTAAACAATCAAGAGGACGACGAAGACGAAGGCGGCAGATCAAGAATCAGACGATGGAGGCGTTGAAATGTCAGAAGTTAGCACGAAGTTAAAAGCGAGTCCGAAACTGTCGGCATGGATTAAAGCCCAAATCAAGGCGGCGGCAAAATACATACTTGACACGGCAGAACCTGCGCTGGTAGAAATAGACAGAACGCAGGTAAAAAAGACCCCACTGAAAAGCAAAGCAAAAACCGGAAAAAAGAGGTAAGCAAATGCCCACGACCGCCCAACTTGAAGCGTATTTAGCGAAGTTATACGCGGCTCGCTCTGCCCTACTTACCGGCAAAAGCTATGGTATCAACGGCCGAACACTAACCCGCGTCGATGAAACCTGGTTGTCTAACCAGATCAAAGAGGTTGAAAATCAGTTATACCGCCGATCTGGGAACGAAACATCGGTTAGAGTAGTGTTCGACAGGGGCGGCAGATGAGCAAAAAGCCAGAATCAGAAAGCCTTTACAGCAAATTTACTAGGACGATTGCAAAAGTAGTCGGCCTAGTCAGCCCATCGTCAGCTGTTAAATACCTTGGTCAACACGCTTGCTTAAGAGCTTATGATGCTGCTGTAATTTCTGGCCATCACAACGAGCTCTGGGCGCCCCAGATGAAAACCGGAGATCTTGAAATTGGTCGCGACTGGAAAACAGCTGTCGCCAGGTCGCGCGATCTCGACCGCAATCACCCGCTCGTCAACGACGCTTTACGCGTCGGCTTTGCGTTTACCGTTGGCTCTGCCCTAGACCCACAATGGACCATCACCAAAGACGGCAAACGCGATACCGACAGCATCAAAATACTTGAGTCTGCTTTCTGGGAATGGGCTGAAGACTGCACTATCAACGGATTGCACTGGGATGATGTAAAGCGCCTGGTGTATCGCCACCTGAAAGTTGACGGCGAGCTGTTTGTTATCGAGTCGGCCGACGAATTTCACCCCTATAAGCTGCAGCTGGTCGAGCCTGAACAGCTCAACGACAGCGTTGACGGTGATTTAAAAAATGGCAATTATGCCATCAGGGGCATCGAGTTCAATAAGCGCGGCCGAGCGGTGTTTTATCATTTTTACGAGGCTCATCCGTCAGGTTTTGGCCTTAGTGACAAGACTGTCAAGGTTGATGCAAAGCGCGTCATACATATTTTTATGCCCGGCAGAATCACTGAAACTCGCGGTATCTGCCATTTCGTCAGCGCAATTATGTCGCTTTACGACCAGAACGAACTTTCCGACCAGATTCTTGAGCTGCACCGCCTTGCCGCCGCTTACGGCATATTCATTACTTCGCCATCGGCAGAAAGCAATATTATCGGCCTACCTATGACCCCGGATTCAAGCGGCAGATATGTGCCCGTCAAAACTGTTGGCGGCGTCAGAGTCAACTATCTTAACGCTGGCGAAGATCCCAAAACAGTTAATCCCGAAATGCCGACAGGCAGTTTCTCTGAGTTTGATAAGTCTTACTTACGCAAGGGCGCGCGCGGTTTTTCGATGAGCTACGAAACCTTTACCGGCGACTTTTCCAACGCCAATTTTTCGACTCTTAAAGCCGGTCAGAACAACGAAAGAACGCTGTTCCGTCTTGATTCAGCCTTGATTATTCGCAAATTTAGCAATCGCGTCATCAGAAACTGGATGGATGCAGCGGTATTAAATGGTTTGCGACTGAAAGGCTACTGGCAAAACAGAAAATACTTTCAGCAATATCGTTTCACCTTGCCGGCTCTGCCTGCTGCGGATGCTGTAAAAGAAGAGGTTGCAGATCGCCAGGCGCTTGAAAACCGCACAACTTCGCGCCGGATTATCTGCGAGCGCAAAGGTATAGATTATGACGAACTTGTTGAAGAGCTGAAACAGGAAGCGATAGACCTTGCATTAACAAGCCCCGCTGCCGATGATGAGCAGATTTTGACCGCTGAAAATGCGGAAAACTCAGAGGTATAAACCATGAATTTCGAATTATTTTGCCGCGCCATGGGTCTGAATCCGGCCATAATGACCGATCAGGAACGCTCTCACTGGCAGAAAATCTATGAAAACTGTGACACAAGAAACGCTCAGATCGAAAAAGACGCCTTTTGCCGCGTCTTTAAAGTTGGCCCGAAGTCGTTCAACAAAGAAGCAAGAGTCGTCACGGCTGCAGTGCTAACCGATGCTCCAACGTGGATGTATGACTGGGAGCGCGGTTGGATTCGCGAAATTTTGCCCATGGAAACCTGCAGAATCCCAGCTCAAATGCCGCTGTGTGACACTCACAATACTCATACGGTTAAAGCCGTTCTCGGAAGTTGCCGCAATAACAGAGCCGAAACTGTCGGCGGCCTCGGCCAGCTGATCTCAGACCTTGTTTTCGCTCGCGACGCAGACAGTCAGAACGCCATGGAGAAGGTTGAAGATGGCCACATCACTGATCTTTCCGGCGGTTATCGCGTTTACTCGGCTGCATACGTCGAAGAAGGCGAAACATACACACTGAACGGCAGAACTTACACCGGCCCGGTAAAAATTGCGCTTGACTGGGAGCCGTCGGAGGGCTCGCTTTGCCCCATCGGCGCCGATCAATTTTCGAAAATCAGGGCAAAATCAGCAGATCAGCCCGGCGATAAAAACGGAACAACCAGCGCTCAGAGCGCTGCAGCAACAAGTCAGAGAAGCTCTGACGAAAATTCACAGGAGGCTAAGGCCATGAAGAAAACTTTTGAACAGTTCTGCCGCGCCGTCGGCACAGAAGCAGCCGCTCTGACAGACGCACAGAGAAGCATGCTTGAGATCATTTTCGACGCACAGTGTAAAGAGCTTGCATCTGATGCAGAAATCCCGGCAGACGCCAAGGAACGCGCTGCAAAAGTGATGAAGTCGACCAGAGAAGCCGAAGAACGCGGCGCAAGAGCGGAACTGGAAAGACAGTCCGAAATCCGCTCTATGTGCTCGGTGCCAGGTGCCGAAACCCTTGCCGACAAACTCATCAACGACAAGGTCGGCATCGAAGACGCAAGAAAAATGGTGCTTGAGCATCTGAGAAGCTCACGCGCTCCGATCAGCACCCCGAAAACCACCATCGAGGGCGGCGAAACCTCTGGCGAAAAACTTGTCAGAGCCGCTACTCACGGGCTTGCTTTGCGTCATAACATCGCGGTTGAAGCCCCGGCAGCCGGTGCTAACGAATTTCGTGGCCGTTCGCTCATGCGTCTGGTCGAAGAATGCCTGCGCAGCGTCGGCGTCAATACCCGCGGCCTGAACGATGACGAAATGATACAGCGTGCAATGGCAACCAGCGATTTTCCCGTTATTCTGAGCAACGTTGCAAATCTGCAGCTCAAAGCCGCTTATGAAAATAGTGAGGAAACCTGGCGCGACATCGTCGAAATCAACAACGACGTCAGCGACTTCAAAGTTATGACCGTTGCCAACTTCGGCGGCGTGCCGGTCTTCTCTGAAGTTCTCGAAGGCGGCGGTTATAAGGCTGTTGACTTCAGAGAAAATGGCGCCACCAACCAGGTAAAAACCTACGGCTGTGAAGCCAAGATGACCCGTGAAATGATCATCAACGACCGACTCGGCGCTTTCCTGCGTGCGATCGAGCTTTTTGGCGTTGGCGCTGACAAGCTGATCGGTAACGGCGTCTGGGGAATCATCACCAGCAACCCGAATCTTTCAACCCTCGGCGACGGCACTACTAACGCTCTTTTCAGCGCCGCCCACGGAAATCTGATCACAAGCGCAAAAACTCTTGGTAATGACGGTATAGCCGCAATCCGCCTGAAACTTCGCCAGATGAAAGGCCTCAAAACCACTGACAGTATGAATCTGCGCCTGACCAGAATCGCTGTGCCGTCAGAACTGGAAGAACAGGCCCGCATTCTCACTGAAAACGCCATGATGGTTGTTGACGGTGTTGGCATCAAAAACACTGCTGCCGGGCTGCAGCTCACGGTTGAAGATCGTCTCAGTGCTAACAGCGATGAAAATTATTACGGTTTTGCGTCGCGCCCGATCATTCAGGTGGCATTCCTGAACGGCCAGCAGCGCCCCGAAATCGTGCGCCTGAACAGCCGCAACCCGGATATGTTCGAAATCATGGCACGCGTTGACGTGGGCTGGGCACCGATAGAACACAGATACGCCGTCAAGGCAGCTGTAGAATAACTTTTTACGGGGGCGTAGGGAAACCTGCGCCTCACTAACAGGAGTAAATACATGAAAAGTCTCAAAATTCAGGCTCTGATGTTCGCTTTCTGCGTCTGCTCGATTGTTATCGCCACCGGATTCGCCGACAATTCGATCGGCGCTGTTGTTACCCGACCTGGCAGTTCTGGCTTTAAAGCT